TCTTGTGGAGCAACATCGAGACCATCGTTCAACATGACGACTTCGGTTGCACCTGTGGCGATTGCCAATGCACCAGATGCGATGACAGAGCGGTTAGAAATGTCTACCATTGCTGTTTGGGATTGAGTAGTCAATTGAAAACAACTCTGTGTTGATGAGTTAGGGGCGCCTGCGTATGCTCCAATTGGCGTTCCATACTGGACACTGATGTTGTGGATCCGTAGCACGGATTTACCTAATGCATCGACATACGAACCAAGGTCGATTGCCGATTGATTGTAGGTAACGCCGTCTGTTAGTGTAGTTGCTCGGATAAAGAAAGAGTCTGTGCTTCTTGCCATATGTAGGGGTATCCCAAGATAGTTTATAGTAGTAGTAGGAACCGTTCCACCCTTAATCCATGCCGGTTGTGGCGGTGTTGTGGGTACGCAGTACCCCATCCAACCGGTCCTCGTAGCCCGATCATAGGTTAGTTAATTAACTAAAACCCGCTGGGCGTTAATATGTGCGTCGAATGTACCTCATGCAAAGCCCCATTTTACTGCCCGCCAAGTGCAAATCACCCTCCACAATCACCAAGAATGTGCCATTACAACTTCTTTTTTGTTGCTAATTGTCGCCATTGTGGGGTGAAACAATGATCCGCAGGTTTTGTCGATGGTTTCTTTCCGATGAATTGCTCAAACAATACCTCGGCGGATGGGAAGATGGCGTCAACCAACAGCTGTTTGAACCAAAAACATGCGAACACGGCTATATTTCCCCGGTTCAATACTGGGGTCCAGACTGGCAGGTGAATTTAGAATGCGAATGACCAAAACTTTCAGCCTCGACGTCAAGACGATCATCAAATTGAAGGCTCAGCGCAATCAATCCATGACAGTTGAGAAGGCCGTGAACAAATACCTTTCAGAAAAAGAGGATTTTAGCCTTGCTGACATACCTACAAGGCAGTTAATCGCTGCCCTTCTTCATCGAACTGATGATGTTGTGCTTGCTGCAGCTCTAAAGAATCAGTTGTCAACATCTTGAGATTCTTCTTTGATGATAGAAATGATTGCTTCTTGGTCGGTGATGTCGTATTCTTCCATTAGAACATAATAATTGACTCGTGACACATTGCTATTTGCAACAGAAGGGAAAATTAAATTCAAATCTCGGACAACTATGTGGTCTGGATCTACGAGATAAAATTGGTCAATCCCATATCCGGTCCCAGTATTGTATGCGGCCCATGCGATTTCTCGGTTATCGGATGCGTCAGACAACGCAGATGTGATGTCTAAGGACATCGACAGGTGCGCTTGAGATGAAAATGCATCTTGCTCCCCGGTTGCATCAGCGTTCCATATGCGGAATTCAATGATTCGATAACCGACATTAATACGACCATCGTCCAGAATCAAATCTCGACGGCCCGTATTAGGTGGGTCGCCACCTGCTCTGGCAGGAAATTCATAGGTTCCCCTAAGAGTACGGACTCGGTTTCGACGCTGCATCACATCTTCCTCCGTAGTTTGTGAGCGTATGACATGATTTTTGCTTGCGTAGCACCCGCACGGAGGTTTCCATTCTTCTTTCGGAACCGTGCATTAGACTGCTTGAGGGCTTTTGCCATCTTGGGGTCCTTGCGCTTCTTTCGTGGTTTTGGTACGGTTGGGTTGCCTTGGTTGCTTAGGATCCTTGCAACCTCAAGTGCCAGATTCTCTACCACAGTAGGGGCAACATTAGCAGCTGCAGGTTTAATCACTGCAGGGAGAGGAGTCAAGGCTACGCCAGTTTGTACGAGATAATCAGCAGCAGCACGCAGTGCAGCGGCCCTCTCAGCATCAGTTGGCAGGTGAATCACCTCATTGCTGGCTCAATGCAAGAGCCATTGCTGCGGCTTGCGTCATGGTTTCCACAGTGCATTCCAAAACGATGCTAACTTGGGTTACATGATCGAAGGTTTGGTCAACGCCCAAGTAGAGTTGTTCGACTGCAACAAGGTACCCTTCGCTCCAATCTTGTGGAGCAACATCGAGACCATCGTTCAACATGACGACTTCGGTTGCACCTGTGGCGATTGCCAATGCACCAGATGCGATGACAGAGCGGTTAGAAATGTCTACCATTGCTGTTTGG